CATTAAATATAGGGTGATAAATAATAAAATCATTGTAGAAAATATTGTATAAAATGGCCTCATATTTTCTATAATTCGATAGATCTGCAGGGATTATATCCGGTACCCAACAATCGCAAAATTTATTCATTTTACTGAGCTTTCCAAACAAATATATTAAACTTATCTTCTCGTAAAAGAGTAGTTTTCCTTAGGGAATATCCAGTTTGTTTTTTTATAAATTCTATAAGATCTTTCTTTGCTGAACTTCGCTTTTCGATGGCTCTATTTTCATAGCAAACCGATCCAATAAGTAAATCTACTAACTGCATAATGGCAACTTCTTCAGAACGTATAACCTGGACCTTATTAATGATACTTCCAGAAAAATCATATAGGGAATTACTGCAAACCTCTTGGAGTCTTCTCACTTTTTGGGATGAGATGGTATCCTTGATGTCTAAATAAATATCATAAGAATCTTCTCTTTTGAAAATAAAATGTAACATTTCAAAATACATTTTATAGTACCAACTATCATGAGTTTGATTGAATTTTTCATGGTTAAGAATTTTTTTGTCTGGAATTACGATACATCTAAAATGCAAATGATCATTGCTAAAAAAGTAATTTAATAATTCGGAATATAATTCAATTTTTGAAGGGCTGATTTTTGTCCATTTTAGCTCAAGATTCTTGGGGATATTGTGGGTGGACTTTATATTAGCGATCTCTTTATTAACTTCTTGTATTTTTGTATATGGACACCAGATAGAACCCAGAACCATGACAGTACTTTGATCATGTTCTAAGTGACAACTCTCATCACAATAAATATTGTATTTCATAATAATTCTCCTTATGAAATAAAATACCTTATAATTTTCCCCGAATTTCAACGACTTTACTGGATTAGTCATGCCATACATGACCACAATCCATACATTTATATCTTATCCAGTTTATGCAGTTCGGGAAATCCAGCAATTAATTTAGCATAATTTCTCCTGAACTATTATCAGATATGAGGTTCCCGGACAGTTTTAATACAAAATCATTTGAATTGGCGATATCTTTAGGAACGTCAAAATATAATTTACCAGTTTTTTCGATTCCCGGATTGATTGTATCCAAAAATATATTATCTTTGGACGTCATGATTATCGTAACCGGAGAATATGTTTTGTCTTCTAATTTTAACTTAAAGGCGCTATTATCCAATCGCATGGCACGGTTTGCTGTGTTTTTATACTGTACTGTTAAAATAATGAATGTGCCATTCGCTGTAGACTGAAAATAGCCGGATTTATCTGTTACAGTATCTGAAACATCTTTATTTAAAATGGTAATATCAAAGTTTTTGGAATGAATTGTATCTCCGATTTTAGAAACTTTCTTTTCTTTTTGTGTATTTACTCCTGGCGACTTTGATTGAGTACCGTTTGTGTTTTCATTCTTAGGTAATAATGCTCCTACTACAATAAAGGATAACAAAGTGACTGCAAATATTTTTATCCGTCTTTTGCTCTTAAAGAATGGGGCTGCCTTTAAGGGAATAATCATCCCAATAACAAACCATAGAAAAATAATGATAAGTAACGCACTAAGAAGATTTTCCATAATAATAGCCTCCCTTGAAATAAAATAACTTATAATTTCCCTCTGATTTCAACGACTTTCCCAAGAATAGTCACCGGAAGTTCCTTACATTCTTTTTTATTGTATGTTCTTGGTGTGTAAACGGACGGATTCCAGCCTATTAATGTCAGTCCGGCATCTGATTTACTGATCTGCTTTACCGTGGCGTCGTTACCATTGACCAAGACGACAGCTATGTCTCCGCTGTCCACATCCGATTGGCGCCGAACAATGACCACATCACCGTCCATCATGCGGGGTTCCATGGATTTACCCGCTATCTTTAGCGCAAAGTATTCACCTGTTTTGGCCATGCTTTGCGGGATTTCTTCCCAGTCTTCAATATCCGTGATGGCCTCGATAGGAATGCCTGCAGCCACTCTGCCAAGAACGGGAATGCGGATCCCTTTAGTGGGGGAAGATGGTTTGTCTGTCTTGTCTTCTATCAGGTCTGTGCGTCGTATAGAGAAAAAGGTACATATCTTATCGATTTTATCCATGCGGGGCATTTTATAGCCTTTTATCCAATTATTTATGGTAGTAGCACTTACATTTAAGTAGTTGGCGAGATCAATCTGTTTCTTGCTGGAAGAAATAAGGTAATGCATCAAATTTTTACTGAAAACCTTTTTAATTTCATCTTCATCCACCATATCATTTCTCCTTTCTGATTTCTTTTAACATAATTCTACAACTAATGGTTTATTTAAGCAATACCAAAATATAAATAAATCAACTTTCAGTATTGACATAAACTTAAAGTTGATTTATACTATGAATACCAAATGGAAAGGAGGTCGAGAAAATGAAAATTTCTTTACAAGCAGCGAGAGTTAATGCTGGATTCACACAGGCCGATGTGGCTAAAAGGTTAAAGAAAAATAAGCAAACCGTCGTGAATTGGGAACACGGAAAATCTAAAATTGACGCTGCGAACTTTATTGCGTTATGTGATATGTACAGAGTTAATAAAGATGATATTTTTTTACCCTCTCAATAAACTTAAAGTTTATTTTTGCAAAACAAGAAAGGAGAAGTGAAAACATGGAAGAGAAATTAGCGCTTACACAGCAATTAGTAAAAGGATTGAAAGCTTGGGAATGGCGTCGTATTCGGGATATTATTGACCATCAATAAGCTGGCACTTGATGACCTTTCCTGTGAATCGATAAAGAAATGGTTTGATATGGAATTTACTCGGTAACAACTTGAATGAATGATGGATGTATGCGGTAATTTCTTCCCTCGTACTGAATATTAAGGTGATCATATTCAAAGAGTTTATTGCCTTCTTCCTTCCACCAGATATTTACCGGTTTTCCATCATCGACAGTAGCATTTGCAACACTGAGATTAACCCAAGTGCCACAAAGGCACGCATAGATATGTTTCATTAAGTTCACCTCCCTTCCAAACCAATTATAGGGGGGCGTGAAATGCGAAACAAGAAAGGAGTGAGGGAAATGGAAGAAATAAAAAAGCTAAAACGACTGTTATTTATGCAAAAAATAGTTTTATTGCTCCAAATATCAGCGCTTATTGTACAGGTATCATCATTACTTAAGCATTGATATGACGACACCGATAATGGAAACAATTACACCAATAACGGTAATTGTTTTTATCTCCCGGTTTAGTGAAATTGATTTATTGAGTCTATGTATAGCATCATCTTCTTTTTCAAGCCGGAAGAGTACGTTATCACCATTGAAGTCTGGTTTCAAGATAATATCTTCGGAAAATTTCTTTTCTTGCAAATACCTGCAGGCCTCTGCACCGGACAAGTAAGAAAATACGCGGGAGCCTTCTTTGGCAAACGGATTTATGCCCGAACGGACTTTCAAAAGCTGTTCTGTCAGGCAAGCGTTATAAATCTGAATATCGGTTATTCCGCAATGGTGTAATTCACCAATAGTTAATTCCTCTTTATTGAGGAAGTGAAGCATGATTTTATTTATTTCTCTATTAGTTAGCATAGGATTTCCCCCTGTGCCAATTATATCAAGGGAAACAAGAAAGAGGTGAGGAGATGGAAGAGAAAAAAGACCATATTACAGAATTGCAGATGGCAGTGAAGCCGCTGATTGAGTATATGCGTAAATATGAAACGCCCATGACTACGGCAATAGTCACAGGCGCCGGCGCGGAGATAGTATCCACGGAAATCCATATTCCTTTTGAAGAAGATGGGGGTTAGCGAATACGAATTTCACCACGACCCTTCAAGTATTTATGAACGAACGATCCTTTTGAGGATGCATTCAAGAATTGTGAAAATAATTCTTCACTGCAATTGGGATAACGATAAGCATATCCATTATGAAAATGAACTTCAATAACGCCATCTTCATATCCAATGGATTCAACGTTCGATGATAAAACAGGAATCATATCCATAAAAATTCACCTCCTCTCTATATGAATTATAGGGGAGCGTGAAGCGTAAAGCAAAAGCGAGGTGAGAAAGCAATGAACACAAGCATGAAAAAAATTGCAGCGTTTAAACGGATTGCCGCTATTGAGAATGCGAGAAAAGTTTTTACTAAAGAAATGAAAAGAACACCTTTTCCAGAAATGTACTTAAAAGTAGAAGAGATGTTCAATGAGCTGGAGAATGCTGAGGTTAAAGTCCTAACTGCTGTTGAATAACGGAATTGGCAAGCGCTTTTACTACTTCAATGGTAGCAGAGGATCCGACGGATTGAAGCTTACTTTTTACTGTATCCCAGATATCTTTATCTCGAACGGAGTCGAGGTAATCACATCCGGCAAAAGTCAAGTTCTGAACTGCATACTGTTTATACCGACGGCCTAAAGTAGATACGTCGTATGCGTCTATAAAGCCTGCCTGATGTAAGAGAAGCAGATGATAGTTGATAACATCTTGGTTACTGTTCAGATCTGAAAAGGATTCCGGATACATTGGTGGGTTATCGTTGTACGTTTCAATCTTCAGTAGGATATCTCTCAACAAATCTAAGTCCCGTTTCATGGTTAACACCTCCTTTCTGCCAACATTATAACAGAGTGAGCAGAAAGAGAATTACAACACCCTACCACAGAAAACATAGAAAGGAGAGAAAAAATGGAAAAATTCATGTTAACCCCGAGAGAAGCTTGTAAATGCACAGGAATAGGTGAAAAGCAAATTCGAGACTGGGCAAAGAATGACACCACATTCCCTGCGCTGTCAGTAGGAGTTGATGTCCATATTCCTTATGACGAGCTGAAGGCATGGCTGTCAAATCGTGCACGGCTACGAGTGGGTCTAAAAACACATGACTCTCAAGTTGCCGGGATTATTAGGAAGAGGAGAAAGCAGGCATGAATAAACCGTTGATTTGTACGACAATTCTCATGTCGGCAGCATTGGTAGCAGGCGCCGCGGTTGACGCGGACAACATCTATCACCGGATATTTCCGGAGACAAAGATCGTCGAATACCGGAGAGAAGTCAGACCGGGCGACACATTGTGGACAATCTGCGGTGAGATAGCGACCGACAAAGAAGATTTGCGAAAGCTTGTTTATCAGGCAAAAAAAGACAACAGGATCCGGGACGTAGGAAATCTGCAGCCGGGGACGCTTGTCATTGTAAGAGTTGAGGAGGCAAGGAAATGAATAATAACGAAAAAATTGAAAAGATATTTAAATACATATTTGACAATTATAAAAAGGAATCAACTGATTATAAGGAATCGAAGGAAAGAGGAGACGTGATAAGAGCAGCAAAAGCGAGTATACGTTCAGAAATTTTCTGGGAAATAATTCTTTTTATTAATAAATTGGACATCGAGGAGGCAAGAAATCAGTGAATGCAGAAGAAGAACTTAAAATTTTAAAAGAAAAAATAGAAAAGATGAAGGAGACGTATAAGGACGCACAAGATTATGAGTATGAACATTATAAAAAATATAACGAAGAAGGCAATGCAGTTGCGGCAAATCGGGCTCTTGGCAAATCCTATGCATTTGAAGCGATCTGGGCGTACATCAAAAACATGTAAAAAGCCGACTGATAACTGCAATTATCAATCGGCAGGCGGAAAAATATGGGTAAATTTCCGCCTCTATTGTAACAAAAACAGGAGGAATACACAAATGGACAAAGAATTACAAAAAGTAACAAATGAGTTATGTGATCTTTTAAGACCGGTGAACATAAAGCTTGAAAAATGGATAGTAGAAAACAAAAAAAGGCTTATTGCATCTGACGGAAAACTGACAGAGCTCGGGCTATTAGTCGGAAATGCTTATGCGGTTTATATCCTTATTGATGATCTGCTGAACAACGCTGATTGATTAATTGAGGTAAAAGCATGGAACGTGAAGTATTTAATACCTTGAAAGTGGGAGCAAAAATCAGTGAGCCGAGAGGGCGTGAAGCTCCGCCAATCAAGGGGATATTGGCGGATAAGGTCGGAGAAACGGCCTTGATGAGAACGGGGTATACTCCCGGAGGGAAACCAATTCTGCGATGGGCACATTATACGAAATTAAAAAAGGAGATATAGCAATGGATACAAAAGAGCAAAAAACAATAGATATGAAAGCTGAAATAACAGAGATTCAGATTGTTGAACCGCAGATTCTTTCCGCAGATCTCAATGTAACTACCAATTTTGAGGATGTAAAAAACAACCTGCAGGCTATCACAGAAAAGTACAAAGGGCTGGTTGTTACTGATCAAAATCAAAAGGATATGGAAAAAACGCTCCGGGAGGTGGTATCTCTCCGGACGAGTATTCAGAAATTTGAAGTCAACGGGAAACGGAAGCTCTGCAAGGAACTTTTAAAAATTGTGAATGAAGCGGAACGTCCACTGCGAGAACAGCTTGATGCGTATGAAGCTAAACGACAGGAAGGCGTAACAAAAGTCATTCTGCACAAGTATGAAGAAATGGCATTTGATGCGGGAATACGTGAAGAGTTCCGCTCTTGCGAGATTCTGTCCAAGTGGATGAATAAAACGGCAAAATTGAAGGACACCTATGAAGATATCGCTCGCTTAGTATCTGAACAGGCGACTGCGCAAAAACAGCATGATGATCTCAAAGAACTCCGCAATTCTCGCCGTGAACTGGCACTTCTACAGATAGAAAAAGCCAATAGAGACTATGCCTTGGCAACACCCATTACAGAAGATTTCCTGACAGACGAGCTGCTGGACACATCAGCCGAAATTATAAAAAACACAATCAATGAAGAAGCGCTGCGCCGCCATGAAATGGATGAGAATGCAAGGCAGGTATCCTTGCCCGCTGTTTCAGCTCCACCGCCGGCGGCTAAGCCTCCTGTAGTACCGATACCGCAGGTTGAACCCGGTGTGTCATGGCCTAAGGTAATGACGGTCACAATCACACTTAACAGTTCATTTGACTATCAGGCAGTAGAAAACGCATTAAGCAGTCTTCCGCCGCAGATTCGATGGAATTCCGATATAAAGGAGATATAACCATGGCGATTGAATTTAAAAAAGCACATCGATCCAAAGCCAAGCTCAGGCTGGCTATTGCGGGTCCGTCAGGAGCGGGGAAAACATATTCGGCACTTCTGATTGCATCAGGTATTGTTCCTTTGGAAAAGGTGGCTGTTATTGACACAGAATCAGGATCTGCAGATCTGTATGCCGATCTGGGCGGATATTCTACGGTGACGATTAATCCGCCGTACAGTCCGCAGAAATATATTGAAGCAATCCACGCGGCAGAAGCAGCAGGATTTGAGCTTATCATCATTGATAGTTTATCTCACGCATGGAGCGGAGAAGGCGGCCTGCTTGACCAGCAGGGGAAAGCGGCAGACAGCAAGTACAAAGGAAACAGCTGGGCGGCATGGCGTGAAATTACGCCGCTTCACAACCAGTTGGTAGAGACCATGCTGCATACGCCACTCCACGTTATTGTCACCATGCGAAGCAAGACGGAATATATACAGACCGATGTAAATGGAAGGAAACAGATCCAGAAGGTCGGCATGGCACCTATTCAGCGTGACGGGATTGAGTACGAATTTACCACTGTCTTTGATTTATCGCAGAACCATACAGCTACGGTCAGTAAGGACAGGACAAAGCTGTTCGATGGGCAGTATTTTACACCTACGGCTGATTGCGGCAAAGCGCTCCTGCAGTGGCTTAATGCAGGTGCTCCGGTTACGGAACCCGCGCCTGTTATCCGTCAGGCCGCAACGACGGCAGTTAATCAAATTCCTGTAAACGCTGCTGCCGGCAAACAGCAAGACAAAACACACCGCCAGCGTCTGGAACGGATCTGGAAACAACTCGGCTGGGATAAAACACAACCGCTGGACACTTATATGACTGCCCGGATGCAGACCATTTACGGAAAAGACGCCACAGCAGCCAAAGCGCAGGAAACGGACTGGGAGGCGGCGGATAGAGAAATTACAAATTATTTAATTGAACAGAAACAAACTAAAATCGCGGAAATTCTTCCAGGAGAACCGCTTTTAGAAAAAGATGAAATCCCATTCTAAGAAAGGAGAAAAATTATGATTACAGCAACACTGTACGGTAGACTTGCCAGAGATCCAGAACGAATGCAGCCGTCTAACGGAGGAGAATCGTATGTACGATTTTCCATGGCGGTAGAAACGGGACGCAAGGATCAGGACGGAAATCGTATTACCCAATTTATCAACATCTCTGTTTTCGGAAAACAGGGCAATGTCATTCAACAATATTTTCAAAAA